ATTTATTATCTACTACGGTTAAGTTAGAATAAAACACTTCTTCTTTTAAATCATGTTCTGTTCCTTCTGGTAGTATAACTACTATGTCGTCTTTCCAGTTCCCTGTAGTTCTAGCTTGATGTATACTAGACTTAACAGCATCTATATGAATTTGGTCTCCGACAAAGACCATTACATTATTACTCATTTTCTTCCTGATAGAAGAAGTGGAGACCCCTCGTTATTTATTCGTGTCATGAAATAACTTCATGCTCTTGCGCTTAGTATAGGGTCATCCACTTCAATTAAAAATTGATCACCTCCTCAGGTTATTATTTCTTTCGCTTTCTTTTTAGGATAGCTTGTTGTAATTTCTTAGGTAGTTTCTTTTGGGCAGCTGTTAAGCCTCCCATAGACTTCTTCTTCTTTCCGCCTTTCTTTTTTGGTCGGCCTCTTTTAGAGCCGTAAGTTCCTTTGCCTTTGGGCATCTTTTTCTCCTAAGTCCATCGAGGTGGCTCGTCTGGACACTCAGCCCATCTTAACTTTGTTTTGAGGGGCATAAAACATTTACATACTTTACAAGTTTTCCAAAATTTACTATACTTTGGACACTTCTTGCAAATTTCTAGTCTTTGTTCAGGTGTCTTTTTCTTCACTTAAATTACTTCTTAAGTGCCTAGGTTGTGTAACTTTGTTTTTTCTTTGTAAGTTAGTTTTCCTAGCAAGTAGTATTTTCATTCTACTTGTGAGTGGTGTTTCTTCTGTTGTTTCTTCGACTGCTTTTTCCATAGCTTCTTTAATCTTTTTAGACATTAATATATTCCCATGCTTCTTTTTCAGTCTCGTATTGAGTCAGTCTGCCTTCGTCATCTCTAACGTTCCAAACACCTCTTTTAACATACATCTGCCACCCTTCAGGTAATTGATTACCTTTTGTTTTTGGGGATTTAGATATATCTTTCTTTTCGTATTCCATTTCCATTATTTTCTCCTAGTGCACTGTTATCATGGTGATAATTACACCGCTTAAGCTTACAAGTAAAAAACCTGCACATGCTATTAAGATAGATTCTATTCTAGTAGTCTTTTCATCGATTCTATTAAATCTATTATCAGACTCTTCTTCGATATCTTCTATCTTGTTAAAAATTGTTTTCCAACGTTCAGCGCATATAGCTTCGTGTTTTGCTAACTCTGCAGCTACTGCTTCTACTGAATCCATTGTTTGCTCCGTTTTACTTTGTGGATAATTCCACATGATATGAAAATTATATCAAAATTCTACCTCGATGTCAAGTACTATTTTCGTATGGTATAGATTTTTACTGGCTCCGACTTGCCTTTTACAGTCACCTCGTCAAGGAATTCATATTCATTTTTACTACCTTTACTGTGCTCAGATATAATTAAGTCTACGTCATATTCTTTACAGGAGGATTCTAGTCTAGCTGCAAGATTTACAGCATCACCAAGAACACTATAATCAAAACGAGTACTAGAGCCGAAGTTACCTACAACACACTGCCCTGTATTAATTCCAGTTCCTGTATGAATTTGATCGAGTCCTTCTTCTTCAAGTTCTTTATTTAAGTCTACTAGAGCTTCTCTCATTTCTAGTGCACATTTGATTGCGTTTTCTCTATGCCATATATCTTCAAGTGGAGCTCCCCAGAAAGCCATAATACAATCTCCCATATATTTGTCGATTGTTCCCCCATGTTTAAGTATGATTTCTGTTTGATTATCCAAAAATCGGTTGATTAATTTTGTAAGACCTTGAGGATTATATTGATATTTTTCTGAAATCGGTGTAAATCCTCTGATATCAGAAAAAAGAAAAGTTAGTTGTTTGGTTGACCCACCCAATCTCAGTAATGTTGGGTCGTCCTGTAATTTTTTCACAAGGTCTGGGCTTACGTACGTTCCAAATTGTTGTTTGATTTGGAGTTTCTGACGGTACTCGGATAAGAAACTCAGGAATGTATGATACGCCCAATAGAGAATCGAGATAACTACGATACCACTAAGGTCAAGTAAGTAGGAAGATTTATAGGCATACCCCATTCCATAGATAGCGCCTACTATTACTAGTACTAATGCTAGTACAGAAACATAGATTCTACTAACCGTAAGAGCCAATAAGGTGAAGCTAAGTAAACCGAAGGCAAGCTTAGCAGAAAGACTCCACGACGGAGAAGATGGTGCGGTACCCGCGATAAGATTGTGTAGTATGTTTGCTTGTATTTCATGAGGATATTTTGCACCTGCGGGAGTCCCTACAGGATTTGTTATTCCTTCGGCAGTTGTTCCAAATATAACGAATGGAGCTTGTATTGGATTTTCCATATACTCTGCCGCTGTTTGTTTATAAAATGTTGTGTTCCAGTTCAGAAAAATACGTCCATTGGGGTCTGTGTTTATTAAAGGGTAAGTCGGTACTCTAATCCACTCAATACCCTCTGGTGTTGTTTTTAGCTGGTACGAAGGATCGCCTAACCCTACTCTTAAGAGTTCGAGTGCGAAGCTTGGGTAAAGTTTTGACTGAACGTTTACTACTAGCGGAATGCGTCGAGTAACCCCGTCTATTTCCGGTGTAGCGGTTACTAGTCCTATTCCCTTTATTTTTGACGCCAGCGTAGACTCTGTACGTATAATTCCTGGGTATTCGTATAGCCATGGTATTGGGTTTTCTCCTAATTGAGCAGTACCTACATGAGGCCCTACTCCTGTTGCTTGTATTGAAGCTGTTGAAGCTAGCACAGTAGGAACTACGTCTAATGCTTTACCAAATATTATATCTCCCCTTGGTCCTCTAACATCTGGGTCTGGCATTAGTACTGTAATTCCTGGTATTGCGCTAGTTCTTTTTATTAACGAAGCATAAAAATCTCTCGGTAATGGATATCCTCGATATGCTTCTATTATGCTCTCATCGATATCTACGATAAGAATATTTTCATTCTGAACAGGTTCAGTATTCATTATTTGATAATCGAATACTTTAAGTTCTAAAAGTTGAAATGGATAGGGATTCCAAATGAGTAACCCCATCGCTAGTATAATTGTTATAAGTTTGTTCATTGTTGTGTAATTGATATAGTTTTTGTACAATCAGCTGTGCAGTTGAAAGTTGCAGTATAGGATTGATTTGTAGCTCCAAGTTGAGTTACATCTACATCATATCCTGTTGTATAGAACTTCATATTTGCTACGTGGGCTCCTGTTCCATATTGTGTTAAGTCTACTTCATTGTCAGAGTTGTAAAAGAATATGTCTGCATCCTTATTACCACTACCATACTGAATAACACTTACCGAGTTATTGTGCGCACCACCATTCCCATAAATATAAGAATTATGTTCGCCAGTACCATACTGATTAACAGTGATATCAGAATCATCACCGAAAAAGAATATTTTGCTATATTTATTATTTCCTGTTTGAGTAGTTGAATAGACATTATCGTCTCCTGAGCCTAATGATTCTGAATGATTGTCATTTCCTGTTTGAGTAACGGTTACTGTATTATCATCTTCATCTTGGTCAATGTATGCGTAGTTATCGTTACCATCTATTGTTATAGTAGAGGAGTTTCCTATATTGTTTGACCATACAGTATACATTTTAACAGTATTACTGTTACCTTCTACAGTACTGCTCCATGTAGCATTTGTACAGCTATGAGAAGAGTAAGTAGCTCCTGTTATAGTTCCTCCTGAGTTTGCACCACAAAGAATGTAAGTAGTATTACCATTACCTATTTGTTTAGTAGTAATTTGATTATTTGTTCCTTTTGTAATAATCGTAGTAGAGTTATCCCCAGCAAAGCTAAGGGGACTGATTAATAATAATAACGTTATCGCCCGCACCATTTATATTTACCTCCAGTATTACTCCTGCATTATCTATGTATAGATAAGTACCTGCATTTATATCGATACCTATATCGTAGTTGTTCTGTCCTTCGTGTACAAAGTAAATCATTCCTTCTTCCACAAAAGTGTATGTTTGGTATACAGGATCAAAGCCTGCTATTATACCTTCGAGTTCTACTCCGTCTAATTGTGAAGTTTGTCCTCTCTTTTTGCTTGTAGTCTCTACCAATGCTAGTAAATCTACAAGAAACTCTACACTCAGTAAATCAATGTCTAGTCTTGTGACTTCTTTGTCTTCGCCACAATCTTCTACTAGAGCATCGCAATCTAAATCTGGTGCATCTTCAAAGAAGTCTTTATCTAAATCTGCAGTAGGCGACACGCCTGCTTGTTGTTCTTCTACTGCTTGTTCGACTTCTTCGGGTCTTTGAACAATCAACATATTGTCAATCATTCCTAGTGTCATGTTTGCTAAGGTTACGGCTTGTGTGGGCGGTTGTTCCCATGCTGAAACCATTGTTGCTTGAAAAGCTTCGTTGAGTATTTCTACTCCTGCTGCAGTGGTTACTGTTATCTCTCCTGATGAATCGCCATTCTCATCTGGTAGTAGGATAACTAGACTTCTGCCTAATTCGTCTACAGTTGTTGTAAAATCTGTACCACGAATACCGATGGTTGCTGTTGGAGTATTGATTGTTATATTTTCTTTATCAATTTTTCCAAAAGCGCCCGAGATGAATCGAGCTGTGCCAGATGCCATGTTTAGAGCCATCTTACTCTTACTTGGGTCTGGGTCAAAGATATACTCATCTATTACTAACTTAGAATGTTCTGTAAGTTTTACAATAGAGGAGTCTAAGAATTCGATTGCAAGTCTACCGTTTCCAGTTCTTACATCATCGAATGAGAAGATATCTGAATCTATTTCAGCAGTAAAAGAGTCAGTAGAGTTTACTCTAGTAATTTCTCCATTACCTCGTAGTTCAGATATCTCTCCGATTTCTGTCGTAAAAGCTGGTATACTAAAAAGTATTAACAGCCAGATGCGCATTGGTCTACATTAATAGTACCGTTTGATGTGGTAGATATTATGTTAGCAACGTTTGTACTTGCAGTATCAGTTTGGTCAATAGTTACAGTATTAGAACTTCCAGTCAAAGTAGCTGTGATCTGATGATCCGCAGAACCTGTCTGTAATGTAGTAATATTGTTACTATTTCCACTAATAGTCCAATTATTTATACAACCCACAACTTCACAAGTACCTGTTACGGCATTTGAAGTTCCTGTTATAGCAAAGTCAGTATTGGCTCCAGTAGCTGTTGCTGCAGCACCTTGAGTCCATGTAAGAGTATTACTGTCTCCAACTGTGATATAATCAAAGTCAGAACTAGCAATGTCTCCAGTAGCTCCGCCAGCTAAAGTGGCGCTGTTACTGTCACCTGTTACACTATAAGTCCAACTCGATGAGTTGCCTTGAAGTAGTGAGGCCAAGAAGGAGTTAGTATCTCCAATCTGGTCTATATCTACTGTCATTGAAGTACCTGACAAAGCTACTCTTGAATTAGATGTACCAACTGTGTTAGTAGCACCTATTTGGTCAATAGTCAGTGTAAGTCCTGTACCTGTTTGAGTAATATATAAATCATTATTACCCGCAAACGCTGTAAGAGATAGACATATCGCGAATAGTCCAATTATCTTATTCATTCTTTTTCTCCCAGGCTTGGGTAATCAAAGTCCCAAACCTCTTTTTCGAGTCCCTGTATAACTAAACCATATACGGCAGCTTCAATAGCAGCCCTTACAGCTTGGCCTACAGCCTCGTTTTCTGTACTACCGCTTTCGATCTCAACGAGTTCTGTACCAAGTTCTATGAACCTGAATACATCGCCTCCACCTCCAGTCGATAGTATAGTTTTTGTGGTTGTAACATTCAACAAGACTTCCCCTGTTTGAACTAATACAGCTCTTAATGTTACTGTAACGATATCTTCACGATATTGATTCTTCATACCGATACCTAAGTATCGAGCACCGTTACCACCAGTTCTTATGTTAGTGTCATAACTAACGATACCACCTTCTATAATCATTCCTGCATATAGTAGTGGCTTTAAAATTGTTTTTCCATCTGCCCCTTTGTTGTACGCTTCAAAAGTACTTCTTACAAGTTGTCTTTCTTTTGTCAAAGCATCAAGTCCAGTTCTCTCTACAACTACAAACCAGTTTCCTCTACCTGCATCTCTCAAAGCTTCAATCAAAATGTGATGAGCTCCCTGAGTTACAGCAGTACTAAAACTCGCAATGTTGTCTCCGCCTTTTCTTTGACCCGAGTTATCCCCAAAATTGTATACTGCTACAACTGTCTTTTGGTTTGGGTAGGGTAAGTTAAGTAATTGTTGAGTTGCACTCGGTTGTATGACAGGGCCTGTCTTACATATCATTCTGTCTGTACCTGCTTTTGCAATTCCTGTTACGACATCTTTTCCGAAGCCTTCTTCAAATCTATAACAGTTATCGAGTTTTTGTGGAGCTCCAAACGAAGCACATCCCACGAGCAGTAAAGGAGCTAATACTTTAGCCAGTCGCACAGTCACTAAAACATCCTCCGAAAGCCCCGACTGGTATTTCGATAGTTGTTGTAGATATCAACACTCCATCTAACCATTCTTCGACTACGAGAGTAATAGAGACTCCATTATTTGACCAGATTATTCTATTGCCTTCTAACCAGATTTCTCCAGTTACAGGGTTTTCTAATGTTCCAGGATTGTTATAATCAAAGAGTGACTCTGATATATCTTTCGCAAGTGTAGAATAGATTCTTGATTCTAAGTTTCTTAAAAATTTTGCAAGAGTAGTATTGTCAGCTTCTCTTTGAGCTTCATCGAGAGCATCCTGCGCTTTCTGAGCAAGTGCATCTTTTCTTGTTCTTTCCTGTTCATCAATTGTTAAATAGTGTGCAGATTGATTAATCCCACTAAAACTTGGAGAACCGAACTTATGTACTAGTTCTGTGGCTTCTATATTTACAGCCATAATTGTTATAAAAAATATGCTACTGAGAGCTACCATCTCCATCTTTTCTTTCATCGTATTCATCCAAGGCTTGTACAGCCCACTTTGCCACCATGGCAATAGTACCATTTTCTTCTCTTAGTACTATTTGTTGAGAACCGTGTGTTACGTCCCCATAAACTTTCTTTATATAATCAAAGATTATCCTTTCTCTTTTTGTCATTCTCTTTCATTTGTAAAACAGTATTTACTTTTTGTTGTAATCTTATCATGTCGTTATCCAACATGCGTATTTGGTCAATGAGTTTTATAAGAGTCATGTGCATTTCCTTTACTGTCGGATTGATTACTTTTGTTATCATTGTCCATACAAAGTATACGAAATATCCCAGACCGACCATTGCCACAATAGGAAAGCCAAATTTTTGAATCGCGTCAACTATTTCCATCTATTATCTATCCATACTTTATAAGTATATAATAGACCTATCCAGAACGTAAATAATATACCGTCCCAATATGATAAACTGTCCCAAGCTGATACTACATCCATTAATCTCTCCTTACATCTATTGTTCCGTCTTCCACGAAATTCTCTGCTCTTGCAATTCTGTCTAAGTCAGGTGTAAGATCAAGAGCGCTGCTTACACTTGTGTCTAACTTTATCATGTCGTTATTTATAGTCTTGACTCGAGTAATAAGACTTTCAGTGAACATCTTGAGTGTGTTAATTGAACCAACTACACCTTCAAAGATTTGTTTCATGATTAAGAAGATAAATCCTCCCATGACCACAGCTGCAGCAATTGGTGCTCCAACGTCGGTAATTAAGCCGAAAATATCCACGAGTTTACCTGAAACGCCCCTAACATACAGAAGAATACGCTTACCTGAATTATAGAGGCATACGTAATTTGTCGCATAGGATGTACATGTACAAGTTTCTCAATCCATGACTCGCTGGGGCTTAGGTTAACAACTTGTAATATCTTCTTCTCTCTAGAATCCAACACTTTCTCCACACCCACATCTGTAGGTTTCTTTTGGATTAACGAAAACAAAACTTTCGTTCAATCCTTCTATTTTATAGTCTAATGTAAGACCTTCTAAATACGGTGCTGAATTGGGGTCTATGCGAAATGCTATACGCCCCCAATCCAGAACCAAATCACTTGTATAAGTTTCACTATTAAAATCAAAACTATACTCCATACCACCGCAGCCGCCCCCAGTAAGACCAAGTCTAAAGACAAAGTTCTCCTCGTTCGTGGCTTTCTGTATAAGTCTAGTATACGCTTCATTAGTGACATCTATCATTCCTTATAAGACCTCTCGCCAAATATTTTGTATTCGATTAGATTTCATCATCTTGTGGAATTGTTTCCATATTATCTGCAATTTTCTCCTCCCAGTTTTGGATGGCTCTTCGGATGCTATCTTCTGCTAGGACTGAACAATGTAATTTTATAGGTGGAAGTTGTAGGGCTTCCGCTATGTCTTTATCTTTTATTAGTTTTGCTTCTTCAACTGTTTTGCCTTTCAGCATTTCTACAAACATGGTAGAAGAAGCGATTGCACTACCGCAACCATAAGTTTTAAACTTGACATCGACGATTCTATCTTTGTCTAGTTTTAATTGTAATTTCATTACATCACCGCAGGCAGGAGCTCCTGTTAGTCCTGTGGCTACATTTGGGTCGTTGGGATCGAAGCGTCCTACACTGAACTGTTTAGGGCTCGCTAGGACTTCATAGAATCTTTTTGTTACTTCTTTACTATACGCCAATTATCTTTATCCCAAATACATAATTTTCGGCAGCATTCTCTGCCCATTGCTCACTATGTCCTGGATATAGTTCTTCGCAGATTTTATCGCCTTCAGCGTCATAAAACCGACATCCGTAGCTATTATCCTTTTTGAACACATCTGCCTTTAATTCGCCATGCATAAATGTACTTAGTTCTAACATGTTAACTTCCTCATCTCGCATTGCTAAATACATTAGGATTTACCATCCTCATGCAGTAGCTTTTCCATTAGTTTTCCGTAGTTACCTTGTCCAAAAGGCATCTCACTATTGATTTGTACATTTGTTTGATTTTTTACATTGGTCGCTTTCGCTTTTTCTAATTCTGCCATTGCCTTTAACTCATCCATGCGCATTTTGTGTGCCATCGAATATAAGTCGGCTAGGTCTTTATTTGTGTATACTTGGCTTTCTTCGGCTTCTTCTAGTTTGTGTTCTATTAAATCATCAAGTGCAGAAGCTAACTTAAATCTATTGCGGTATCCTGTATCTAAATACACTTGATCTATGTATGCTTTGATTTCCCTTTTTCCTAGGATTTCAGAGACTTTTTCGGTTTTCATATTAAGTCTACTACATACGCCAGGCACACTACCACATTCTAGGTAGGTGTTCGCGATGGTTAAACCTTCAGGACTCATTTTGGTCGCAATATCTTTTTTCATAATAGAATTATATCAAATTTTATATCGGTTGTCAAGAATTATTTTCGTATGCATCGTCACGATGCTAGTCACTGCGTCTTTTTATAAATCCAAAATTTTTTAAAGTCGTACATGCGGGGGAGTAAAATACACAGGAGGAGAGAGAGGTCTCATAACCCCCCCTCTCTAATGACCTAGCTACGCTACTGCGACTGCTAGAAATCCTACCATGACTAAGAAGCTAAGACCTAGCAAGAAGAATACTATCATCTCATTTTCATTAAGATAATTAATTACTTTCTGTTTAAATCTTAGCCATGCTTCATGGTTTTTTTGTTGTTGTGGCGTTCTCATGATGACACCCACAAAGCCACCATTAATAATAATATGGCAGGGGTTAATATAATTAATGTTTCCATTATTTTTGCTCCCATGTTATAAGAATATTAAATCCTTTTTTTCTATAAGCTACAGCTCTTTTTTCTATCCAAGCTCTAGCACCTTTTAAAACAACCATTCCTTTTTTGTGGTCGCTTGTTATTGTTAATGTTGCCATTATTTTCTCCTTTTTAATTCGGCATTTAATCTGCCTAGCCTTACAATGTATGCACCTAGCATAAATTTTGATAAGGTCTTTATCATCGCAGGACTAGAGAGGACATTTTCGTACCCTTTAATCGCTTCGATTAATTCTTTTTTTGTTAATTTTTTCTCGTTCATAATTATATTATATACTCCTTTATTTTAAATTGCAAATCTTTTTTTCTGTTTATCTTGACTTACCCTTAAACTATTCATACTGAATAGTTTAAGGGTACGCACGCGTTTTGTCAACCCCTTTTCAACATTTATTTTCGGCAATTTCCTACCACGATTTCAGGAAAAAGTCAAGCGAAATCGTATATAATTTTCGGACATATTTACTCTGGAACATTTAAGAAATGTTATTGATAAACTTTAACCGAATGTTATACTTATATAATCAAAACATTTAACAAAAGGAGAAAATATGTCATTGATAAATAAAAAAGAAACTAAGGTTAAATATTATAGCGACCTTACAAAAGGCGAAATGGTAAAGGTTATAAAAGAGCAAACCTCTTTAACATTACCAGCACTTGAAAGGGCAACTAAGATAGATATTGAATCTATCGCCAAGGCTCTAAAAGTAAACGCTAATTATAAGGGTGCTTAATATGACACCTAATAGAAGAAATACTGTTGTTTGTGTAGTCGATACAGAAACCACATTTATAAACGAAACACCCCGAATGGTTTACCACTTCGGGGCAACCTTTGGAGACATTGAACAAGAGCAATCTTTTAATGTTGTCAAAATGGATTATTATGTAAAAGAGGTTATAGAAGATTTATCTTTATTCTTGCACCAAAATAAAAAAGGGCATAACTTTGGATATAATAAATCTATGGCTAGAGCATTAAAAGACGCTATTAATAATCCCCATAAGGTTAAACCATGGAAAGCAATAATTAAAGAATGGCAAGATTATATCCATGCAATGAATGTTGAATATTTGACATCATATAACTTTAATTTTGACTTAGGCACAGATAATAGCGAAATAGCCACCATAAGAAAAACACATCAACAGCTAACAGATAAGACTTTTTTCTTACCTCGTAATGTCGATTATGTTTGTTTAATGGATATAGGAGCAACGCTATTTATGAATAGAGATTATTTAGCTTGGATTAATAATTTAAGCGAAGATGAAAAAGCACAAATGACAACCGATAAAGGAAACATATCTTATTCGGCTCAATCTTGTATTAGATATATAAATCGTGATTTATGGTATATAGAACAACATACAGCATTGAGAGATAGCCTTTTAGAATTTCAACTATTCGCCTACTTTTGGAAAAGGTGGAAAAGCATTATTAAATCTGAATTTGTAAACAATGTAAATACACCCTCTTGGCAACATCTTAAAAAGGGATATTCGGCAACCAAGAAAAGGCAATTAAGAAAAGGGATTAAATCCAAAAAACAAAAAACTAAAACAATTAAACAGGGAGAGTTAGCACTATGAAACAATTAGAATTAGATTTAAAAATAAAAGGAACATCAAAATTTGATGATGTTCCTACACTTAAAGAACTCATAGAGAGAAAAAGAAAAAGACCAAAACACCTAGAATATTTATCAGATAAGCATTTTGGATTGGTTAGAGAATTATTTAAAGGGAGATTTTAGAAATGCAACATTATGATTATTTAGATTCAAGACCTAGAGAAGCCAAGGTTAGAAAATTTACATTATGGATTGGCTTTGCTTTGGTTTTCTTTTCACTTCAAGGAATTGTAGATTTAACTTTAAAAATTCCTTTTTTAATTGTTGGTAATTTAATTATTCTTTGGATTTCTTATATAGAACTTAACAAGGAATTAATGTTGCTAACTGTTTTAATGTGTATTGCACAATTAACGAGGTTAATATGAGCCGAACAATTAGAAACATAGCAAAAACAAAACAATGCGAGAGGTTTTATAATCTGAATCCTAAAATTAGAATTTATGATTTAGATGGAACTGTTATAGATTCGAGCCACCGAGCAACCCACAACGAGCAAGGGCAAATCGATCTGAATGGGTGGAAAGAAAAATCTACTAAAGATTATATTTTCCAAGATACCCTTTTGCCTTTATATGCTCAATTGGTAGCCGACTATAAAAATGGTGATATGGTTATTCTTTGCACAGCTAGAGAACTTGGAAAATGGGATTATGAATTTATCCACTTTCATAATATCTATTATGACAAAATCATTTCAAGACCTAAAGGCAACCAAACAGCCGACCACCTTTTAAAAAAGGCTCAATGTCGTTATTTGTTTAATTTGCCACAATACAAAGAATCTGAAAAATGGTTTTTTGACGACAACGAAACTAACCTAATGGCACTAGCCGACCTTGGGGCAGTCGTCTCCAATGCTCGGCAATGGTATAAAAAGGCTTAGAGGGGCTTAGAATCGCCCTAGAGGGCAAAATAAAAGAGGGCTTTATGCCCTCTTTTTTTGGGCTATGTCAAGAAACTTGACTCACCCTTAAACTTAACTTACGTTAAGTTTAAGGGTGCGAACGGATTTTGTCAAGGGTTTTTGCAAAAATAATTAAAAAAAATAAATGAAAATAAATTGAAAAAAGACTTGTATTTTTCTCGGAACTCGATATAATATATATATGTTCAAGGGGAACAAGGAAGGAAGGAAACGACCAACCCCATGAGAGAGACAGGAAATGCCAAAACGCTTTCGAGCTTACTAGGATACCACCCAGACCTCTAACCCTTGGACTAGCTAAGACTCAATGTCGTCAAGGAAATACCTAACTGACTAATGGCTCTAGGGTTTGCGAAGCTAATTATCTCACGATTTTTAGAACGAAGCAAGACTTAACCACCAAAGGAAACGGAAATTGTTTGGGGAGGATTGTCAAAGCGAGTCGGCAAGGCTAGAGGAGATTATATCGAATTTAGCCAAGCCAACCTAATTCCTTAAAAATTAGCAAATCCTCAGAAATGGGGATTTTTTTTGTCTCCAAGAAAAAAGCTGAATGAGAATCATTCTCAGAACGATAATCATTTACATTTAGATCCTCAATCTCACGCGCCCTGCGCCAAAGTGCAAAAGTGAAGTGTTAAATCGATGGCGTCTGCGCCAAAGTGCAAAAGTGAAGTGTAAAAGTGATGTCTTCGTGAGACGCGGCGCGTTATCCACAGGTTATCCACAAGTCTGTGCACAGGGGGCCCCAAAGCGACATTTGTCCCCTATTATGCGAAGCGCAAAGTGAGTGAGTACTTACTATCGCTGAAACGCCATAAAAAACCCGCTTTCGCGGGTTCTGTTGTTTAGGACAAAAGTGCTGTTAGTTTTTTGATTGTCTCAGCGTTTGCTCTTTCGAGTGAGTTTAAGAAACCTTTGTCTACTCTTGCAACAATTTCTAATTCTGCCACTAATGTTGCTTTTGTTTTGTGGACTTTTTTTGCTTTTTCGTTTTTCATCATGTTCTCCTTAATATAACAACTATTATACAGACATTTTCTAGGATGTCTATAGGTAAAGTGAAAATAAATGAATTATTTTAGGCGACATTTGTTCACTTTGGGGTAGCGCGCCGATTTTATCACACTCTGACGAGCTTGTCAATAGTTTTTTCAAAATTTCTTACATTTCTTCAAAACACTAGTCTAATAGGGTATAAGGCGGGTGCATTGCGCTAGAAGTTGCATAGAATTTATACAATCCGCCTGAGACCCGCACAGAACCGCCGGTTTGGGGAGGGGTCGGTACCGCCTGCACCGAAGTGCAAAAACGAAGTACTAAAATGAAGTACAAAAACGAAGTGCAAAAGTGATGCCCTGTTTTGCGGGTCTTTTACGAGCTTATCCTAGTATAGCACGGATTTCCGCGGTTGTCAAGAGAATTTTGCGTTTTTTGCGATGTTTTTCCACGAAGATGGACAGGTTTCGCGTCCCTGCCCCCGACAGTGGCTTGCACATTTTTATAAATAATTCGCATTTACTATTGACAACTAGTGCCAAAGCGTATATAATATTGTCATTATGATAAGATTTAAACACGACACAATCACCGCAAAGTTTTCAAGAAAATGCAATGTTTTTCTTGACACGACTAAGGAAATCGGATATAATATATTCATATTAAAAACAAACAAACATAGATTTGGGAGAATCAAAATGGCAAACGCAAAAAATTATACAGAAGAAATGGTCAACGCTATGACCGAAGCATACGCAGAAAATCCTACAAGAGAAACTGTTGACGCACTAGCGAACAAGTTCGGCAAAACTACAAGAAGTATCATTGCTAAACTTTCAAGAGAAGGTGTTTACATCGCTCAACCTAGAACAACTAAATCTGGCGAACCAGTAGTTCAAAAGTCAGAATTAGTAAATACAATTCAGTCTCACTTCGACATTGAATTACCGACTCTAGTAAAAGCAGGTAAAGCAGACTTACAAAGATTGGTTGACGCAATCTCTAACTAAGTGTCAAGGATTGATTGCCCTAAGTAATCAATTTTGAAAAGGGTATCTACTTTGGAGAAGTGTCTTCGGAAGCACATCCAATAGGAAAGTAGCAAGTTCGACTCTTGACCTGCAAAGTATCTCTGCCCTTTTCAAAGTTTCGTCAAGTTCTCCTTAAATAGTTCTTGACAAATGGTGAAAAAGTGAGTATAATATACTTATATTTAAAAAGGAGAAGAAATGGAAAACTTTATAGTGAACTTCTTCATGGTAGTATTTGGAATAATAGTATCAGGTGGAATATTGGTGTGGGTATTAAACTACATCACAGAAGAGTTGAACAACTTAATTCATATGAATTTTATGGAAGTTGTCGGAAGTTTAACATTACTTCTAGTCGCTGCTCTAATTGCAATGCAGTTATAAAGCGACCCCGTTGGGACTGAGTTAGATTATTAACTACCAAGTAGTAAATAAATCAAAATTCTTCTTGACAAATGGTTAAAAAGTGGATATAATATATATTCAGAAACAGAGAAAACAACACTAAATTGTAAAAATAAATGATTTAGCATTGACCACAGACTCTTCGGAGGAGTGAGAGCGAATAAATAAGCAAGAGTTGTTTTCTACCCAGACTGGCGAGTCGTTAAACACTGCCGTATGCTCTTTAGATGTGGTGAGATTGCGTTAACTGAAACAACATCCGCTTTTGAGAGTCGTTATGAGACATACCTTCCGCAGCAAGGAGCGAGTCATAACCCGATGAACTGGTCGGTAAGTAGTTTGAGTGGATACCTTCAATAAGTCCAAAGCATGAGTGTACATAGTACGATTGCAAAGGCGATAAGCAAGGCACAACGAACAAAATAACTCGGCACTATCTCGATAGTATAAAAGCGATTTGTTTTACTGCTTTAATGGGCGTTACGACCTTCGGGTTTACTAAAGTAGAGGTAATTGAACGGGTAGATTATGACCATACAATCAACCTAGAGTGAGGAAACCACGCTAGACTTATTAGATGCGATTCAGCTTTAGCTGTCAAATTGAAAAGGTCTGAGAAGTAAACCTCGTTGTCTGCCACCTTAGGGTGCCACGGAAGTAAGCAGACACATATGCTGGTGCACATAGTGTGCCAAGTGAGAGTAAGGAAACAGAAGTGGTTTCCACCTCATACTGCGGGACGAGTGGGCAGTATGACACGAATTTGTCGCAACCATTAAGTTGGAAAGAGATTGGTGAGAGTACGGGGGTCGCACCTTCACTCAACAGATATGTTGTAGAATCACGCACTCGATTAGTCGACATATGAGTCAACAGCATTTGGACTCTCAAAATAATGCAATAGTAGTAGATAAATAGACTGATATCAACAAACAATGTTCAACTATGATACTACGCAGTAGATAAGTGATGCGAAATGAGCAGTATACCATAGACGCAAGTCGAGATTGAAGTTCGTAATATCCATCACCTCTAGCTACGAAGTGGAAAGGTTTGTGAGTAATTCCGACACAACCACTTTAAAAAACAAAAACTTTGGATGGAGAGCGAAGTAGTAGGGCAAGTCCCACGCTTTTCTCTCCATTTTTTTCGCTTCAAACTTCCCCACACACAAAATTTCTTATGTTAATTTAAAATAGTTCTTGACAATCAAGTATAAATTCTGTATAATATCTATATGAAAAGAAAAAGGAAACCACATTTTCCTAGATGAATGAGTGTGGAGGTTATGTCTGAACATACGCTGAGGGATGAAAATGCCCTCCCCAATTTAACAATATAACACAGGAGAGCATTATGCCAACAAAATTTAAACCAAGTGAAAAAGTCTACAAGCGTGGAGTGAAAGCGTCTAAACTAAAAGACAAGCACTTCTATATCAAAGATGTAGCAAAAGAAGAACTATTCAAAGTAATCAACGAGGATAGAACTAAACCAAAACAAAGACAGAAATGTGTAAACGAACTTCAGCGTAGAGGTATCAAAATTGAATGGGTGGTGCAATCATGAGATGGAGTGGAAAAACAAAACACATTAGTGTAAAAAAGAAAACATCACAAGGCGATTCACACAAAAGAGTCAGTCTGAATATGAACAAAAACAAAAAGCGTTCTTTTAAAAAGTACAAAGGACAAGGCAGATAAATGGGGAAGATTATTCAGTTCCCCACTGTAACCGAAGCCTCGCGTATACATGATGAATTAACTATATGCGAGGAAGAGATTAAGTTAGCATTGGACGACATTCAAGATTTGAATGACATGGTTGTCGAGTTGACAGCGCACTATGAGGCAATGCTAGATAGATTATGTCAAATACAGGGTATCAAAATGCCTGAGGAGTTAAAATTCGATGATTAAAGGTAGTATGATGTATGACCAGCACGGTCGTAAGCGTAAAGTAAAAAAACTATACACAAGTAAGAAAGCGACGCCTAATTTCGCTAAACAAGAGGCAAAACAATTTAAAGATACGAAAAGCATACCTAGTATGCCTGTGGGAGAGTACAAAACTCCACAAGACAATTCGTATAAAAAAGACATCAGTAAGCAATACACGGTATCTATTGCTTATAACAAGGGTGCTTATCAAGTGATACCAAAGAAAGAGGTTAAAGACATTGGAAAATAGACAAAGATATACTCGCCACTATGCAGTTGGAATGTGGGCGAATGGAAGTAAGATAGCTGCGATACAGTACCCTTTAGACACTAGACCTAAGTATGAACATTGGGAATGTCCTTCAAGAAATTGTAGGCACATGACAGTATACTTAGAAAATGGTAAAGTTTTAAGGGATGACGATTTAGTTTTAGATAAAAAAGCATGGGAGGCAGTACAATGAGTAAAATAAATGATTATGCAAGATTTGTAGACCAGTGCACGTCTGAAACAAGTAAAGATACTACTAAAATGTGTGATAGATTGGATAAACTCATGGGAAATCATACAATGCAGAATGGAGTCATGATTGACTGTGAGATAGATATGGCAAGATTGATGACTGCCTTGATAGGAATGATGGCAGAGTCAGGAGAGTTTGCAGAAGTAGTAAAGAAGAAAGTATTTCAGAACAATACGCAGTTCACAAACGACGAAATTTTTCACATGAAAAGAGAGTTGGGTGATGTGCTATGGTACTGGGTACAGGGATGTAAAGCGTTAGGGTTTACTCCTGAAGAAGTAATGGATGAAAATATTAACAAACTAGAGAAGCGCTACCCTAACGGCTTTGAAGTAATACGCTCAGAGGTTAGAGCAGAGGGGGATATATAATGGCAAATCATGTACACTTTACAATCCACATAGAAGGGATTGAAGATGAACAGTTCAACAAAAGTGTTAAAACTGAAAAAAGAACTATCAAAGATTGGAATGACAACGATATGGAAATCACAGAGCTTCTAGAGATTGAAGAACAACCCTTTATGAGTAATGTTTCTAAGGAATTTGACGAAGATGGTGATTTAAAAGACTCATATGACTGGTACTGTAATAATGTAGGTGCTAAGTGGTGTCATATTGAGGAAATGCAAGATGGGTACATCAGTGGTTATTCTGCTTGGAGACAACCTCACGAATTAGTAATAAACATACTGGAGTTCTATGCAACTAAGTACAATACTGAAGTGAGTGCAAGTATGACTTATGAAGATGAGTTCAGAAACTTTATGGGTAAACAATACTATGGAACTGTGGAAGATGATGGTTGGATTGCATGGGAAGGAGACTACAGTGAAACTGATGGAACTGAACTTATGGAGCAGTTTGATGAGTTATATCCTAGTCTAAACAGTAGTGATAATGACTTCGAGTGGCATGAAGAACACGAAGTAGATGGAGAAACAATCTATCCTTACGAAGTAATGGATGAATTAGCAGACCAATTCTGGGAGAGAGTATAATGAGTCAATATGATGACATAGTTGAAAAACGAAGACTTTATCTAGAGGCAGAAGATTGGGGTAATAAAGTATCCCAACAC